CCTCTGGCAAAGAGCAACTACGCATTTGACACACCCTTCCGGCCCAATCCGCCTAAGCGATTCGGTTGGGTGCCTCCCCCTTGTCCGACCTGTGATACGAGTGGGCCCGGTCAGTTCCCACAAGTGCAAAACGCCAAATCGGGTTTGCAAAACCCAAAATGGGCCAGTTCCCCTGCAACTGGCAACATCGGCCTTCGGGGATATGAACCCCCCTCATCGGTTAGCAGGGTTGCCGCGACGACAATGTAACCAAGACCCCTAGCTGACCCCGGCACGCCTCCCTTTGCGCGCGACGACATCGTGATGTGGCGATAGCAATTACCACGGTGTTCCATCACCTTGGTCCGCCACATCCTTAGTCCGCCTATCCATGCTACTGCTTCCACTTCCACGCTGCCACAAGATGTCTTAGGTGATTTGAGCTTCGCTCACGCTAAGCACGGGGAACTACCCTACGATCTTACCTCCCAAATGGAAGACCCGAAGGCGTCGTAAGGCACCGGCCCTGCCGCCTTTCGGCAAACAGTCGATCCCTACACCATAACATCCCATGGCTCCTACGGCTAGGCTTGCCCGCGTCTGCCTGTTTAACTGCAGAAATTATCGCGGTACCTAGGAAGTTCGTTCTCGCTCCCAGTTTAAAGGACTCGAACCTAAAGCGCTCATACCTGTGTCGGACGGTCCGCAGAACCCCAAACCGTCACTCTGGTTGTTGATAAAGGGGTTGACACAAGCTGGGTGCAACTCGAGGGCCCACGTGAACTAGCCTCCCTTCGCCCATCTCCACCGCAGGAATGGAAGATTCCACATCACACGAAATTGCCCGCCGTTAGCCTCCGGGGCACTGACAACGGTGCCTGGCATCATCCATCCACCCCACACCCGAACGGCCTAAATGGCCGCGTCCTTCCAGGTCTCATACAAACCTGGAATAGCTTCCCACCAATCAGAGGGCCAAGAGCCTTCCTCGATTGTAGTCGGTATACCAACTTCAACCGGTTGGGCTTCCCATCTCAGCTGCTCCTCCGGTGACAAACCGAAGGCTCTGTGGAAGCTACGCCTACACTCTAATGTAGGCGTGACCGCATCCTCCCCCCTCGCAAGCCAGGCGCCGACCACAAAATAGTCGGCCAACGCTGCTGAAGGCAGCGCGGTGTCCTGCTCGCCCACTATGTCGAGGACCTTCAAGGCGTGTTCCTGCATCACTGGCACGCCCCGTGCGAGACTAAGCTCGCAACGGAAAACCCCGCTCAGCCATCTTCTCCCAAACTTTGGTTCAACCAGCCACCGGTGACTAGCACCGGCGCCTGAAAGCACCGCAGTCGGTTCCCGCACCATGGTCCAGCCCAAACTGGGACCAAGGAATATTGGGGCAGATCTGCCAAACCGGATCTCCTCAGGTATGGTCACAGGTCTCTCAAGCGTCATTTCGTGACCCGAATCTTCAAGCACGTCCTCGCGGAAGTTCTTCAGCACAAGGTCGAGGTTACTGCGCTCGCAGAAGATAAGCGCATTGTCGCCGTCGCATAGTATGTCAAAACTAACACGTCGACGGCGTAGCACACCAATGACAGAACATAACATGAGCAAAGAATTGCCCATGCCAGTATTGAAATCGCCACTGGCACGCCCCCCCGGCCTCGAAAACTTCACACCTGACGCGGTAACGCCAGAGAAATTCTGGCGCTCCAAGACACTCTGGAGCTCCTTGTCGCCTTGGTAGGCGGTCAAGTAGACAGAGCGCTCGCTATCGATCTGGGCACTAGTAACGTGTGCCTCGAAAGCCTTACCATCCACCTCAAACACAGCGCACTCGCGAAACTGATTAAACTTTCGTATAATCAAATTGGCCCGTTCGCGAGGGGAAAGACCCTTACCCACAACTCTGGTATCCGAACCCCCGAAAACCCGTTTGGCTGTGAGATTACCCCACAACCAATGTTCGAGCGGCTTGAGCCAAGAAGCCACTACCAAGTTAAACCTAGGAGACCTTGGGAAGATCAACCTTGGCTTGGCGTCCTTTGTAGCGGCAAGCTTCTCGGCCTTTAGGAAAGCATTGAGCTGCCAGTCCCTCTTACGCAGAGGTCCGTCAACCCTCAAGCTCTCCTCAGCCTCGAGGTATCTACGACGCATAGATCCACTATACGATTGCGCCGTTTCCAGATGGGACCATCGTGACCCGCCATAAAGCCTTACGATTCTCTTGATGCGTCTAAGCACCCACTTGAAATCGTCGCCGACAGGCTTGTCAGCCGGGTGTGGTAGTAGTCCCAGAGATCTTGATTTTAAAGCTGCGATCTCGTTGTGTATGCAGCTAGCGTGTACTTGTGGAACCCATGTGCCTGGCAGTCCACTCCTACACGCTACGACCATTTTTCTCTTCTGGGGTCCCAAACAAGTTGAGACCACGTCGCGTGGTATCTTGAGGGTAAATCCCTCCCCGGTTTCTATGTGGCTCCAACGTGAGCCAGCGCATAGTCCCCAGGTTGCAACGGGTCGGTCCTAACGGCCCGACCACCAGAAGAGGCGGCTTTCGCCCCTTAGGCTGATCGCCTCGGCAGCGTAACGCTCCCGAGGTGAGATCTGCCATGCCAAATGGACAGCGTTCGACACTGCTATCCAAGTGTGGACCTTCGACAGTCCTACTTTCTTGCACCACTCCAAAGCACGAGTCTTCAGACTGGAAACAAGAACGGCACTGCGTTCGCGGAGAAACGCATAAGAGGCAAGGGTGAAAAACAGGTCGAGAAACACAACATGGCGCGAGCCGTCCGCTAGCTCTATGACCACATAGGTCTGCGCCTTGTTGACCTCTTCGTCACCCAAGGTTTGGACAGTGCCTCCGCCGAGGCACTTTGCTCCGTGTCGGAAATGCACGAGCAGCAAGTTAAGCGCGACGTCGTCGCCAAATGCGGGTCGGGTCGGTTTCCACTGACCCCGCAAAAAGCGGCCAACGCAGCCTAACTCGCCGCCTAGGTACATCTCTAGTCGCCTTACCCAAAGGGCTCGGCGCCGAGGCCTGGTGGCATGCACCGAGAGCGGGGTATAACCCTGCCCTCCTTCCTCAAATGGTACGACGCCCTGTCCAGAGGCGTCGCGATCTACCAAATAGTCGCGTGGTAGTACACCGGTAGGCTCTGAGGCAACCTCCGGGGACGAGAAAAAGTGGGCCTGGTTCGCCCAAAAGCGAATATTGCTTAAGTGGGAATCCACATAAGCAGTGACCAGGCCTAAGCCCCTTCTGGCTACCCACCCGCGTATGGCAGCAGTCCAGGACTGCGTTGCGGGTGGGTCCACGGGACCGGAGAAACCGATACATGGATGAAACACTGGGGCTTCATCCAGTTCGAACACAACCTCTTTATCAGAGGCTCTGTCGGGCTCCGGGGCGTAAATCTCGGTGACAACCGAGGCCGTGGGAGAAGGGGGGGGGGTTGGGCCAGGAGTCACGGTAGGCGACCCACATCTGACGTTGTGGGTGGCTTCCCAGATCATCATGACCCGGCGGAAAGCGGAAAAGCAGGATGGGTGGTAAGTAGGCAAAAATGTCATACTTGTCCTGCGGTGGGAATTTTG